CTGCCATGAACTCGGTGCGCGAGCGCCTGCTGCGCATCCTGGTCGATCGGCTCACGGCGGCCCTGGCCCCGGCGCCCGTGCTGCGCCAGCCGGCGACACCGCTGCCCCGCGAGGCCGGCCCTGCCTTGCTCGTCTTCGTCGAGGGCGACGCCCTCATCGCGCATGCCAACCGGCTGGTGGACCGGGCGCTCACCGTCCGCCTGGTCGCGCTCGCGCGCGGCGCGGACGCCTTCGACGCGGCCGACCGGCTGATCGTCGCCGCCCACGCCGCCGTGCTCGCGGACCCGAACCTGGGCGGCCTGGCGCTCGCGGTGCGCGAGATCGACTGCGAGTGGGAGGCCGACGACGCCGACGACGGGGCAGTCGCGCTGCCAGCCCGCTACGAGATCCGCTACCGCACCCACGCCCTCGATCTCACCCAGACAGGATGACCCCCATGCCCATCGAACTGCTCCAACCCCATACCCACGCTGGGCAACGCCTGCCCGCGGGCGCGCGGCTGGACCTGCCCGAGGCCAGCGCCCGCTGGCTGATCGCCCAGGGCGTGGCCCGGCTCGTCACGCCGGTCACCCCGGCGCTGGCTCCATCCCTCAAACCCTCGCGCCGTGACGGTCCCGCCGCCGCGGCAACCTCCACGGGAGACTGACCATGGCCTACTTCTCCGGACAAGGGCGCGTCTACATCGGCGCGCGCGACTCGGCTGGCAATCCGGCCGGCCTCACCTTCGTCGGCAACGTGCCGGAACTGAAGGTGTCGCTGTCGGTGGAGACGCTGGAACACCAGGAGGCGCAGTCCGGCCAGCGCCTGACCGACCTGCAGCTCATCAAGACCAAGAAGGGCGAGTTCGCCTGCACGCTGGAGGAGCTCAGCAGCGGTAACCTCGCGCTCGCCCTCTACGGCCACTCGACCACGGTGGCACCGGGCACGGTCACGGGCGAGGCGCTGCCCAACCCGGTCACCGCGGGCAGCCTCTATCCGCTCGCGCACCAGAACGTCTCGGCGGTGCAGATCCAGGACGGGAGCAGCCCGCCCAAGACCCTGCCGGCGACGCAGGTCCAGGTGCACGCCAGGCACGGCTCGGTGCTGATCCTCGACGCCACGACCGGCGGCCCCTATGTCGAGCCCTTCACCGTGGATTACGCCTTTGGGGCCGCGCAGAGCACGGCGATGTTCACCCGGCCGCTGCCCGAGCGCTGGATCCGCTTCGAGGGCCTGAACACCGCCGACGCCAACCGCGAGGTGGTGATCGACCTCTATCGCGTGGCGATCAACCCGGCCAAGGAGTTGTCGATCATCACCGACGAGTTGCTGAAGTTCGAACTCTCCGGCCAGGTGCTGGCGGATCTCTCCAAGCCCGCCGACGGCGAACTCGGCCAGTTCGGCCGCCTGGTGCTGCTGTGAAGGAGGGTGCGATGAAGGAGGGTGCGATGACCCCAGGCAGCGACGACTTCACGACCTTCCCGCCCGTGCCCCAAGTGGTCACGGTGGCGGGCACCGCGGTGGAACTCACGCCGATCCGGCTCGGAGAACTGCCGCGGATCCTCGCGGTGGTGCGACCCCTCGCCGCCGATCTGTCGGCCGAGCCGGATTGGCTCGACCTCTTGGCCCGGCACGGCGAGGCGGTGCTGGAGCTGCTCACGCTCGCCACCCGGCGCGACCGCGCCTGGATCGAAGGGCTGGCGCTCGACGAGGCCGTCACCTTGGCCTGCGCCGTGTTCGAGGTGAACGCGGATTTTTTCGTGCGGCGGTTGGCACCGAGCATCGCGCAGGTGGGCGAGCGGCTGGCGCCGATCCTCTCGGCTGGGACGACGCCGTCGCCCGGCTCGTCGCCGCCGGCCACCGCCACGCCGAGGTGATGGGCTACACCCTCGCGCAAGTGCGCGGGTTGCTGGCCGCCCACGGTCGGCTGGAACGCCGGCAGAACGCCTTGCGGCTGGCCTTGCATGCGGTGGCGGCCCAGGGCGACCGGGCGGCCATCGAGCGGCTGCAGCGCGAGTTGTGGGAGGACGTGCGGCCATGAAACTGACGCTGGCCACCTCCGGACTGCTCGATCCAAGGAAGCTCTCGGCCTGGAGCGCGGAACGCCGGCGGGCGATCCACGCGGCGGTGGCCAAGGGGATGACCTCGGGCGGCCGCGAGGTGCGCGAGGCCGCCCGCGCCCGGATGCGCAGCGCCTTCCAGGTCCGGCGCGCGAGCTTCGTCGCCTCGCTGCAGGCCAAGGTGTTCGATCAGAAGCCCGAACGCCTGCCCGCCCTGTGGGTGGGAAGCCGAATCCCCTGGCTGGGCATCCACACCCAAGGCGGCACCGTGAGCGGCAATCTGCTGATCCCGCTGCTGCCCGGTCGTATCGGCCCCAAGCGCTTCCGTCAGGTCATCGACGGCCTGATGCGCTCGGGCAACGCCTTCTTCGTCGAGAAGAACGGCCGCGTGCTGCTGATGGCCGAGAACCTCCGCGAGAACGCCGCGCAGCTTGGCCGCTTCAAGCGTGCCGAGCGCGAGCGCCGCGGCGTCAAGCGCCTGCAGCGCGGCCAGGAGATCCCGATCGCCGTGCTGGTGCGGCGGGTGGATCTGAAGCGCCGCCTCGACCTTGCCGCCGGGGTGCAACGGGTCTTACCGGGGCTCGCGCGGGCGATTCAGCGGGAGCTGGACAACATGCTGCGCTGACTGGGTTGTCTACTCAGACCAGGGATCAAGCACCACCAAATCCGGGTGCTGAAAATCCTTGAGGTTGCGCGTGATCAGCGTCAGTCCATGGGTCAAAGCCGTGGCTGCCAGCAGGCTATCGATGGCAGGCAAGGGGCGGCCAGCCTGCGCCACCAAGCGACCCCATCGATCAGCGACCTTGGCATCAACCGCAAGAATCCGGCCCGCGAAAAACATCGGCAACTCGGCTTCCAGCCAATCAAGCAGCGCCAGTTTACGGGGCGTTTCTGGCAGCGCGTCGATGCCTTTGCGTAGCTCACCAAGCGTCAGCACGCTCAGGTACAGGGTGCTGGCCGGGCGCTTGGCAAACCACTGCGCAACCTTGGCGTCCGGCTCACGTTTGCGCAGTTCTGACAGCACATTGGTGTCGATCAGGTAGCTCAAAGCGACACCTCACGGGTGAGGCTGGCATCTCGCGTGAGATCTAGGTCATCGCTGCCGTACAACGGGGAACGGCGCATGAACTCCACCAGCGATTGTCCGGTACCGGTCAACCGTTCGTATTCGGCCTTGGATAGCACGACGGCCACGACCCTTCCATGCCAAGTGATCTCCTGTGGGCCGGCGCTTTCCGTGTCCCGCACGAGTTCGGAGAAGTGGGCTTTGGCTTCTTGAATCTGCCAAGTGCGCATAGCGGCCTCCAAATCTAACCATTCTGGTCAGATTCTAGCGCAGACATCAGGGAATACCAAGTCATGGCAAACAACCGCGCCCAAATCCTCATCCGCGCCGTCGACGAGACGCGCGGCGCCTTCGACTCGATCAAGCGCGGCCTGGGCGGCCTGGCCGATGCGGCCAAGCGCGTCAACGGCGTGCTCGCCAACCTCGGGGTGGCGGTGTCCGTCGCCGGGTTGGGAGCGATGGTCAAGTCGGCGCTGGACTCGGCCGATGCGCTCTCCAAACTCTCGCAGCGCGTGGGCATCGCGGTGGAGGCGTTGTCCACCCTAATGCCGGCGGCCGAACTCTCTGGCGTGGCCGCACAGACCTTCGAGACCGGGCTCAAGAAGCTCGCCACCTCGATGTTCGAGGCGGCTACCGGTTCGGAGGAGTCCGCCCGGCGCTTCGAAGCGCTCGGCGTGGCCTTCCAGAACCAGGACGGCACGCTGCGGGCCACCGACGCGGTGCTGCTCGATCTGGCCGACCGCCTCCAGGCCATGCCCGACGGCGCGCAGAAGTCGGCGCTGGCGGTGCAACTGTTCGGCAAGAGCGGCGCCGAGCTCATCCCCTTCCTGAACCAGGGACGCGAAGGCATCGCGGCCCTGACCGGCGAGATGGAAGCGCTCGGCGTGCAGATTGGCGGCGAGACCGCCGCGCAGGCCGAAGCCTTCAACGACGCCCTGGCCAAGGTGAAGCTGGCGACCACCAGCATCGCCAACCGGGTGATCGAGGCCTTCCTGCCGGCGATGAACGAGATGGCCGCCGGCATGGTCGAGTCGGCCAAGCAAGGCGGCGCCTTGCGCGCGGTGCTCGACGGCGTGGTGCTGGTGCTCAAGACCCTGGCGTTGGGGGCGGCCACCGTCGGCAAGGGCTTTGTCGCGTTGGGTGAGGCGATCGGCGCCGGCGTGGCCGCCGCCGTGCAGGCCTCGCGTGGCAACACCGCCGGGGCTCGCGCCATCATCGCCGAACTCAAGGGCAGCCTCGTGCGCCGCCTGGACGAACTGGCCGCGTTTCGCGACAGCCTCTTCGACCCCAAGCCCATCGAGGTCCGGGCACCCCGGATCCAGGCCGATCCGGACCTGCTGCAGCGGCTGGCCAAACCCAAGCCCGCGCAGGACAGCACCGGCGCGCAGACCGCGCTGATCAAGGCGCAGCTGGACGCCGAACTCGCCCTGCTCAAGGACGGTCTAGGCCGGCAGCAAGCCGCGCTGGACGCCGCCCTGCAAGACCGCCTGATCTCGCTGCGCGAGTACTACGCGCGCAAGACCGCGCTCGAACAGCAGGAGATCGGCGCCGAGATCGGGCGCCGTCAGCAGGAACTGGCCCGCAGCCGGCAGGTGGCTGCCGGCGCCGGCAGCGAGAGCGAGCGCTTGAGGGCCCGGGCCGAGGTCGCGCGGCTCGAGGCCGAGCTGATCATCCTCAACAACAAGCGCGCCGACATCGAGCAGGCCAACGCCAGAGCGGCCGCGCAGGCCGAGCGCGAACTGGCCGATGCGCTGGCCGCCGCGCGCGAGGAACTCGCCCAGCTCACCGGCACCGACTCGGCGGAAGACTGGCGCGCCGCGATCGAGCGCAGCTACCGGGATCTTCGCGCACGCCTCGCGGCTGAGAACGACGCCGCGGGCGTGGCGCTGATCGACCGGCTCATCGACGTGAAGGCCGCGCAGGCCAACCTCGCCCGGCTGGAACAGGAGTGGCGGCTCGTCACCGAGCGGCTGCGCAACGCCCAGGAGGCGATCCAGATCCAGAGCCAGGCGGGGCTGCTCACCGAAGCCCAGGCCCGGCAGCGGATCGTGGTCTTGCAACAGCAATCGGCGGCCGAGATGCAGCGCCTGCTGCCCGCGATGCAGCAGGCCGCGCAGGCGATCGGGCCGGAGGCGGTCAACCGCGTGGCCGCCTGGCGCAACGAACTGGAGCGCACACGGCTCGTCGCCGACGAACTCGCGCCGCTGTGGAACCGCATCGGCGAAGGCTTCGGCAACGCCCTGCAGGGCATGGTCACCGGCGCGCAAAGCTTCCGCGAGGCGCTGTCCAACCTGTTCCGCCAGGTGGCCGACGCCTTCTTGCAGCAGATGGTGATCCAGCCCTTCCAGCAATGGGTGGCGATGCAGGCGCGGATGCTTGCGCTGAAGCTTGGCTTCCTCCAGCAGGAGCAGGCCATCGAACAGGCGGCCGCCGCCCAGTCGGTGGCCACCAAGCAGGCCGAGACGGCGGCCAAGGTCAGCGCCAACGCCGCCGAGGCGGGCTCGGGCGCGGCCGCCTCGCAGGCGTCGATTCCGGTCGTGGGCCCGGGGCTGGCGATTGCCGCGATGGCCGCGATGGTCGCGGCCGTCATGGCGCTGATGGGCAACATCAAGAAGTTCGCCGCTGGCGGCTACGTCACGGGTCCCGGCACGGCGACCTCGGATTCGATCCCGGCGCGGCTGTCGGCCGGCGAGTACGTGGTGCGCGCGGCCGCCGTGCGGCGCGTCGGCGTGGCCTTCCTGGACGCGATCAACGGCCTGAAAGCCCCGCCCGTCTGGGACGGTCATCGGCTGGCCCTGGCCGCCGGCGGCCTCGTGCCCCAGGTCCAGGTGCAGCCGGCCGCACCGCCGGTCAGCCAGGCCGTGCGCATCGTCAACGCCATCGACCCGGGCGTCACCCACGACCACCTGCAGACCCCCGCCGGCGAGCGGGTGATCCTCAACATCATCGGGCGCAACGCGCGCGCGGTGCGCGCGGCGCTCCAGGGATAGCCATGGCCTTGCTCTTCATCGACGGTTTCGATCACTACGACCCGCAGGCACTCGACCCCTTCGGCGATCCGTGGCTCGCGCGCGGCAAGGCGGCGTATCTGTCGCCGCAGGCCACGCGCATCCCCGGCCGGCGACCCGCGTCCTACGCCTTGCGCCTGCCGGCCGGTAGCGGCGGCGGGTATGTGAAGAACCTGGAGACCGGGCGCACCAGCCTCATCGTGGGCGCGGCGCTGCGCGTGGCGCCGTTCGAGAACACCGGTGAGGAGCCGGTGCTGCTCGGCGTGCGCGACACCACCGCGCAGGTGGCGCACCTCGTCAAGATCGGCGAGGACGGGCGCCTGAAGCTCTACCGGCGGATGGGATGGGAGGGCGGCTGGGACCAGTTGATCTCGACCTCGGTCATGACGGCGGCCGTGCGGGGGTGGCACTACGTCGAACTGCAGGTCGTGCAGGGCACGAGCAACGGCACGTTGAACGTGCGCCTCAACGGCGTGCTCGCGATCACCCTGTCGGCGCAGGACACCACCCAGGGCGGCGGGCCGCTGCTCACCGCCTTCGCAGGCAGCGTGCCGGGCCAACCCTGCCCGGTTACTGTCGATGTGGACGACCTCTACCTCGCCGACACCTCGGGCACGATCAACAACACCTTCCTCGGCGACGTACGGGTGGATGCGCTCAAAGCCCAGGCGAACGGCGCACTGAACCAATGGACGGTCGAGCCCGCGGGACTGCCCGCTTGGGCTGCGGTGAGCGACGGCGATGAGACGACGGCGCTGCGCGCGGCCACGGCGGGCCTGCGCCAGACCTTCGACGTCGAGGCGCTGCCCGTGATGAGCAGCCCGGCCATCCACGGCGTGCAGGTGACCCTGCTCGCGCGCAAGACGGATGCGGGCAACGGTCGCGTGCGCGGGCTCGTGGCCAGCGGCGCGAGTACCGCAGTCGGGCCAGACATCGTGCTGCAAGAGCAACTGGCCTGGCACACGGCGGTGTTCGAGCGCAACCCGAACGGCAACGTCCAGTGGACGGAGGCCGCCTTCAACGCCGCCGAGTTCGGCGTGGAGTCGGCATGACCGAGCGTGTGCTGGCCGAGGCCCTGGCAGAGGCCGCCGCCCAACCCGCTGCGATGGCGCAGGTGGTCGAACAGCGTGCCGAGTCGATCTCGCGCGCGGCCTTCGGGGCGCTGGCCGCCACGGCCTTCGCCGAGACCTCGGCCCGGCCGCTGCCAGGCGCTCATCTGCCGACGCTGTGGGCCGAGACGCTGGCCGAGCCCGCACCGCCGCTGCACGCACCCGCCTTGCTCGTCGAGGTGCTGCGCCGCGACACAGCCGCGGCGGCGATGGTCGCCGAAGCGATGGAGGCCTTCGGCGAAGCGCCCTGGCCCGAGGCCCCGCGCGGGGTGTTCGCCTTCCGCCACGACTGGGCCGAGCCCCTCATCGAGCGGCTGGAGTGGAAGACCGGCGTGGTGCGGCTCGCCTCGGGCAACGAGGCGCGGCAGGGGCTGCGGCACGTGCCGCGGCGCTTCCTGACCTACCACGTGGGCCACGCTCGCGCGAGCGACGCGCTGGTGGCCGAGTGGCTCGCCGACCATCTGGGCCGGCTCGCCTGGTGGCCGCTGCCGCAGCACGTGGCGAGGCTGACCTCGGCGGCGGACACCGGCGCACGGGCGTTGGCGGTGACGCCGGTGGATGAGGCGGACTTTGCACCGGCCGCCGCACAGCTGCGCCTCGAGGAAGACGGCCTGCACTGGCCTGCGGATCGTCGCTTCGCGCTGCTGATGGCCCCGGACGGCTGGCAGGTGCTGGCGCTCACCGAGGTGGAGCCGGATCGACTGTGGCTCACCGAGCCGCTGGCGCGGGCGGTCCCCGCGGGCGCGACCGTCCTGCCCCTGGTCGAGGGCCTCGCGGTGGAGCCGGCCGAGTTCGCGCAAGTCGTGCCGGGCCTCGTTGCCGGCCGCGTCACCGCGCAGGTCGCCTTCGAGCCGCTGCCCGACGAAGGGCTGGCGGGCGACCCGCTGCTCGACGGCCTGCCCGTCTGGCCCGACGGCAACTGGCGCGACGATCCCAGCGTCACGGCGCAGGGCGTGGTCACCCGGCAGGACCTCTCACCCGCCGACCCCTGGGTGCGCCGTGACGACCCGTGGCCGACGACGACCTTCCAGCGGCGGTTTCTGGCGGCCGGGCGTGAAGACATTGCCCGCTGGCGTGCGCGGCTGTACCGCGCCCAGGGGCGGCTCGGTGCCTGTTGGCTGCCCGACGGTCTGGCGCCGGTGTTGCGCGTCGCTGCCCCCGCTTCGGCCGACGATGGTTTCCTGCGCGTAGAGGGTGACGGTCTGGCTGCCTTCTGGCACCGCCCGGCCGGTGCGCTGATCGTGCATCCCGACGGCCAGCGCCAGCACGTGCTCACCGCCACCTGCCATCAGGACGGCGGCGGCGCCATTCAAGCCCCCACGCTGGCCGCTGGCGCGGCTGCGCTGCCCCCCGAGGGGGCGCAGCACGCCTTGGGGCGGCCCTGCGGCGTGCTGGTGCTGTGCTCCGGGCTCGAAGCCCCCGTCCCGGCCGGCAGCCGCGTCGTGCGTCTTGCGCGCTGCCGGCTCGACCACGACGCGGTGGAGCTCCACTGGCACACCCCCGAGCTGGTCGAGATGCCCCTGACCCTGCGCCGGCTGCCCGAGCCGCGCGGCAACGACCATTTCAACTACACCCCGTCCTGACCATGAGCGAGGGCCCCCTGTTCGAGGTCGAGCTCTACGTGTTCGAGGGCACGAGCGGCACCTTCCGACTCACCCCGCACGAGTTCGACGTGGAGATCGGCGGGGAGCGCTACGAGCGCTGCCGCCTCGAGCGCAGCGCGCTCGCGCTCGGCGCCGAGGCGGCCAAGTCAGCGCTGGAGTTGAGGCTGCCACCCAACCACGCGCTGGTGCGCCATCTGCTGCAGGCGACCCTCACCGGCGAGGCGACCGCGGTGCGACTGCGTATCGCCCGACGTGACGCCTGGGGCGATGCCTGGTGGCTTTCCGGCACGCGCTGGATGGGCCGCGTGCTCGGGGTGGAGGTGGCCGATGACGCGGCGCGCATCCGCTGCGAGTCTGCCCAGGTGAGCTTGAAGCGCATTGGTCTCAGGCGGCTCTACAGCCGCGCCTGCTCGCACGTGCTGTATTCGGCCGCGTGCGGGGCGACGCCGATCTCGGCCAGCGCCGAAGTGGTCCGCTCCGAAGGCCGCCAGGTGGAATTGGCGAGCTTGCCGCCCGAGGTGGCCGGAAGGCTCGCGGGCGGCTGGTTGCAGACGCCGGCGGGCGCGCGCCACATGATCGTGAGCGAATCGACCGCAGGCGTGGAACTGCTCTACCCGGTTCTGCTGTCGCCTCAGACGCCCGTCGACCTCGTGGCCGGCTGCGATCACAGCGTGTCCACCTGCGCCGCGCGCTTCGACAACCTCGCCAACTACGGCGGCTTCCCCTTCATCCCGTCGAAGAACCCGTTCTCGACGGGCGTCTTCTGAAACCCGCAGGACCTCCCATGTGGTACCTGGTCGTCATCGTCGTGGCGGCGCTGGTCTCCGTCGCCCTCGCCCCCAAACCGCCCGCCCCGAAACCCGCCGAACTCTCCGACCTCGACGCACCCACGGCCGAGGAGGGGCGACCGATCCCGGTCGTCTTCGGCGCAGTGCTGCTGCGCGGCGCCAACGTCGTGTGGTACGGCGACCTGGAGGCCGAGCCGATCAAGAAGAAGGGCGGCAAGAAATGAGCGCCGACGTCCTCGTCACCATCGCCCACGTGCGCGCCGCGGGGCTCTGCGTGCACGGCACGCGCACCTGGTTCGCACGCCAGGGCCTGGACTTCCGGGCCTTCCTCGCCCGGGGGCTTCCCGCCTCGAGCTTGCTCGCCACGGGCGATGCGATGGCGCAGCGCGTGGTCGAGGTCGCCCGACAGTGTCATGAGGAGCCGCGCTGATGGGCGGCAGCCGCAAGAAGCAGACCGTCGGCTACCGCTACCGGATCGGGATGCACCTGGTGCTGTGCCAGGGGCCGGTGGATGCAGTGCAGGAGATCCAGGTCGGCGACCGCACCGCCTGGGGCGACGCGAGCCGCGCGCCGCTGGCGAGCGGCCACGGGCTGGGGCGCCTGCGCATCGATCGGCCCACGCTCTTCGGCGGCGACGAACGCGAAGGCGGCGTGGTGGGTGACCTCGACGTGCTCGCAGGCAGTGCCGCGCAAGACCGCAACGACTACCTGATGAGCCGCCTGGGCGCGGCCATCCCGGCGTTTCGCGGGGTGTTGTCGATCGTGGCACGCAAGATCCTGTTCGCCGCGAACAACCCCTACCTCAAGCCCTGGGCGGTGCGGGTGCGGCGCTTCACGGCAGGCTGGGCGGGCGAGCCCTGGATGCCCTATGGCGCCGAGGTGCGGGCCTGGGATGCCGACACCGGCACCTCTCTCACCGTCGGCATGAACCCGGCGCACATCCTGGTGCAGTGCCTCACCGACCCGCACTGGGGCATGGGCTATCCGCCGTCCACCCTCGGCGCAAGCTTCTGGAACGCGGCCTGGGCGCTCGAAGCCGAAGGCTTCGGCCTGAACCTGGTCTGGACGCGCCAGCAGCCGATCGAGGCCTTCATCGCCCAGGTGCTCGACCACGTCGGCGGCATCCTCTACCTCGACCCCGAACGGGGCCGCTTCGAGCTCAAGCTCCTGCGCGACGATTACTGGATCGAGGGCCTGCCGCTCCTGGGCCCCGACGAGATCGTGCGCGTGGAGCGCTTCGAGCGCGCGCAGTGGGGGGAACTGCCCAACGAGATCACCGTGGTCTACACCGACTGGGCCACCGGCAAGGAGTCCACCGTCACGGTGGAGAACCTCGCCGCGATCCAACTGCAAGGCGGGGTGATCAACCAGCGCCGCGACTATCCGGGCGTGAACCACGGGCCGCTGGCCGCACGGCTCGCGCTGCGCGACCTGCGCGCACTCGGCTCGCCCCTGGCGCGCGTGACGTTGACCATCGCCCCCGGCGCCCTGGAGCGCCCGCCCCTGCCGGGGGACGTGTTCCTGCTGCATTGGCCACGCCTGGGCATCGAGCGCATGGTGGTGCGCGTCACCGGCATCGACACCGGCACGCTGGGCGCGGCCGAATGGCGCATCGAGGCCGTGGAGGACGTCTTCGGCATGAACGACACGGTGCTGTCTCCCCCGCCGCCACCGGTCGAGGAGCCGCCCCTCGTGCCCATGCCGCCGGCCCTGGTGCTGGCCGTCGAGGTGCCGTACTGGGAACTCGCGCGGCGGCTGTCGCGGGCCGATCTGGCCTACCTCACAGACACCGACACCTACGTGGGGGCCCTGGCCTGCGCGGGCGGTGCGGGGCAGTTGAACTGGCAGCTCGCCACCGGGCCCGCGAGCGGTGAGCTCGAGGCGGTGGCCCCGGAGGACTACGCGCCCTTGCTCACGCTCGGCCAGGCGCTGTCGGCGAGCGAAGCCGATGCGCTGGCCGTGCCGGTGACGGCCATGGCCCAGCCCGAGCGCCTGGCGGTCGGCGACTACGCCTACCTGGTCGATGCGGCCGGCGCCCCGCGCGAAGCGGTGGCGATCCTCGCCTTCGATGCCACCGCGGGCACGGTGGATCTCGCCCGCGGGGTGCTCGACACCACGCCGCAGGCCCACGCGGCCGGCACGCGGCTGGTGGGCGTGGGCGAGTGGCTCGCCGCCGAGACCATCGAGCGCGCGCCGGGCGAGTCGGTGTTCGTCGCCGCCATCCCGCGCACGGCCAGCGCCGAAGGTGCGGCTGTGCTCGCCGCCAACGGCGCGCCGATCGTGCTCGCGGGCCGCCAGGCGCGGCCGTATCCGCCGGGGCGCATCCGGCTCAACGGCCAGCGCGAACCGGCCGTGGTCGCCGGCGACCTCACCCTCACCTGGGCACACCGCGACCGCCTACTCCAGACCGCCTACCTCGTGCGCCAGGACGAGGGGGACATCGGCCCCGAGCCGGGAACCACCTACGCAGTACGCCTCCGTGACCGCAACGGCACCCTCGTGCGCAGCGAGACCGGCCTCGCGGGCAACACCTGGACCTGGGACGTGGCCAGTGCCGCCCTGGACGCCGGCGTCGCGGGCGACCGCGTCACCGTCGAGATCGAGGCCGAGCGCGACGGGCTCGTGAGCTGGCAGGCGCAAGTGCGCACCGTCGAGCGCGCCGGCTACGGCTTGCGCTGGGGGCAGCACTGGGGCGGGGTGTCGCCATGATCGCCGGGCCGTCCCAAGATCATGGCGCGCCCCCTCGGGGGGCCGCCGCCCAGCGGCGGGGGCAGCTATGAGTCCGCCGCGCATCGACGTGCACCTCTTGACGCTCGATGAGCCGACCGAATGGCGCGAGGCCTGCATCGCCAGCCTCGCCGGCGCGCCGATCCGCCTGCACCTGCTGCCCGGCATCCCGGGGCGTGTCGGGAGGGCCCGCGCGGCGGGCTTCGCGCGAGGGACCTTGCCGCTCGTGTCCTTCGTCGATCCCGACGACCGCTATGAGGCCGACGTCTTCGCGCACCTGGCCGATGCGCTCGATGCCTGCCCGTCGGCGGTGCTGGCCTACACCGACGAGGCACTGATCGACGAGCAAGGCCGCGACACCAGCGTGCGGCGACTGGCCTACAGCGCCTTCCAGCACGCCCACTCGGCCAGCCACGTCCACGGCCTGATCGTGATGCGCCGAAGCGCCGTCGAGCCGGTGCTGACACGCATCGCCGATCTCGACGCCGGCGCCGACTGGCTGCTCACCCGCCTCGTGGCCAGGCGTGGCGGCGTGCTGCACCTGCCCCTCGTCGGGCGCCACTGGCGGCAGCACCCGAACCAGCACCACCGCCGCGCGCGCAGCACGGCTTTGGGGCCACTGCCGTGTCTTGCGACACCTTGAGGAGTTGAACCGATGCCACAGCTTGATCCGAACCTGGGCCTCGCCTACGGCTGGACGCTGGGCGAGTCCGGCTGGCACACCGAGATGGACGCGAACCTGAAGCGCCTGGGCGCTGTCGTGGGCCTGTCGGTGACGAGCCGCACTACGGCCGCGCCGCCCGCCAGCCCCACCGAAGGCGAGCGCTACATCGTGCCGGCCGGTGCCACCGGCGCCTGGGCCGGCAGGACCGACCAGATCGCGGTGCGGATCAACGGCGCCTGGGAGTACTACGCGCCCAAGGTCGGCTGGCTCGCCTTTATTGCCGCCGAGGACAGACTTGCCGTGTACAAGCCCACCGGTTGGAGCGCCGGCGTTCCCATCTGAACCTGCACCCCGTCCGCCCCCCCCGAACCCGCCCAGATGTTCACGCACTGGGCGGGTTCGTCGTTTTTGGAGACAAGCCCATGACCGAACCGACCCAGCCGCCCACCCTCGCGGAGAACACGCTGCTCCTGCGCCGCGAGGACTTCGAAGACCTGCTCGACCGCGCCGCCGAGCGCGGGGCCGAGCGGGTGCTGGCCCACCTGGGCCTCGAGAATGGCCACGCCGCCCGCGACCTCCGCGAGCTGCGCGATCTGCTGGATGCCTGGCGCGACGCGCGCCGCACGGCGTGGCAGACCACCATCAAGGTCGCCACGACCGCCATCCTCGCCGCACTGCTGGTCGGAGCCGCCATCAAGCTGAAGCTGATGGGAGGTGGCCAATGATCGAGACCCTGCTCGGCGGCCTCCTCGGCGGGGCCTTCCGTCTGGCGCCGGAGATCCTGAAATGGTTCGACCGCAAGGGCGAGCGCAGCCATGAACTCGCCATGCAGGACAAGGCGCTGGAGTTCGAGAAGCTGCGCGGCGCCCAGCGCATGGCCGAGATCGGCGCGAGTGCAGATGCCGCGTGGAACACCGGGGCCATCGAGGCCTTGCGCGAGGCGGTTGCGGCGCAGGGGCGGCCCTCGGGCGTGAAGTGGGCCGATGCGCTGTCCAGCAGCGTCCGTCCGGTGATCACCTACTGGTTCATGGCGCTGTACTGCGCGGCCAAGACTGCCGCCTTCGTCGGCGCCGTCGAGGCCGGGGCGGAGTGGATCCCGGCCATCCAGGCGGCCTGGACCGAGGCCGACCAGGCGCTGTGGGCCGGCGTCCTGAACTTCTGGTTCCTGGGCCGGGTGTTCGACCGGGTGCGGCCGTGATCGCGGTACCCCAGGCGGCCATCGACCTGGCCAAACGCTTCGAGGGCTTCCACCGAGTGCCGAAGACCGATCCGGGACGCGCGCACCCGTACATCTGCCCCGCAGGATACTGGACGATTGGCTACGGACATCTCTGCGACGCGACGCATTTGCCGATCACCGAAGCCGAAGCCGAGGTCTATCTTGCGCGCGACCTGCAGATGGCGCTCGCCGCCACGCTGCGCTACTGCCCGGTATTGGCCACCGAGACCGAGGGGAGGCTTGCTGCCATCGTGGACTTCACGTTCAACCTCGGGGCGGGGCGGTTGCAGACGTCGACGCTGCGGCGGCGAGTCAATCAGCGTGACTGGGTTGCTGCGGGACAAGAACTACGCCGGTGGGTGTTCGGCGGAGGCCGCGCCTTGCCAGGGCTTGTGGCACGTCGAGAGGCGGAAGCCGCGCTGATGCGATAAGGCGTCGCACCGACGAACCAAACGGCAAACCTTTAATCCGACGTCCCCCCGCCTTTGAGTAGCACGGCGATCTGGAGTCCAATCCCCAACGACAAGGAGATTGGACGTGAAGAAGCGTTTTACCGAAGAGCAGATCATCGGCTTCCTGCGTGAGGCGGAGGCCGGCCTGCCGGTCAAGGACCTGTGCCGCCGGCACGGCTTCAGCGAAGCCTCGTACTACCTGTGGCGCAGCAAGTTCGGCGGCATGAGCGTGCCGGAGGCCAAGCGGCTCAAGGAGCTGGAGGCGGAGAACACCCGGCTGAAGAAGCTGCTGGCCGAGCAGGTGTTCGAGAACGACGTGATCAAGGACGCCCTGCGAAAAAAGTGGTGACCGCACCGGCCAGGCGCGAGCTGGTGCGGCATCTGGTGGGCAAGGGACTGAGCGAGCGGCGATCGCTGGCGGTGGTGCGCATGAGCGCCAGCGCCTACCGCTATGCGCCGCGTCCGGACCGCAATGTCGAACTGCGGGCGCGGATCCTGGCGCTGGCGTAACCTCCCCCTGACCCTGGACACCTCAGAAGTAGAGCTTTCTGGCATGTTTCCCCTGCCAGGAGGTTCCATGAAGAAGTCAAAGTTCAGCGAGACGCAGATCGTCTCGATCCTCAAGCAAGGCGATGCCGGTGTGCCGGTCAAGGACTTGTGTCGCCAGCCGGGTCAGCTGCAGCGGTTCGGCCTGCTTCTCCACCGACGGATGCAGCGTCTGGATACCCTTGAGTACCTTGCGCACCAGCGGCGCCCGCGTCGGATCCACGAAGCCGTGTTCGCGATGCCAGCCCGCCAAGGCCGCAAGGCGGTGCCGCAGCGTGTTGGTGGAGAGCTGACCCGCGTGGTCGGCCAGGTAGCGGGCCACGCTGTCCGGCGTGGCTGGCAGATGCCCGCCCCATTCGACTTCGAAGTGGCGCAGCGCCGAGGCGTAGCTGCGCTGCGTGTTTTTGCGTTCGGCGGCCTCCAGGTACCGTTCCAGAGTCATGGACGACACTCCGGATCCGCACACGGAGTCGGATTGTTATCTGTGCGCCGCAGCGCCCCCAGAATGGTGCAGGTTCCGCGCTCGCCGCCGGCACACTGGGCGATCACCCGCTCCAACTCGCCGGCCATGCGGGTCAGCGCCTCGATCCGCTGGTGGATGTCGGCCAGATGTGCACGCGCCAGTGCATCGACGTCGCCGCACGACAGCTTCGGATCGTCGTTCAGGCGCAGCAGGCTGCGGATCTCCTCCAGGCTGAAACCCAGTTCGCGCCCGCGGCTGATGAACCGCAGCCGCTCGACATCGGCCGGCGCGTAGGCGCGGTAGCCGCTTCCGGTTCGCGTCGGCCGCGGCATCAGCCCGACACGTTCGTAGTAGCGGATGGTCTCCAGGTGGCAGCCACTGGCGGCTGCCGCTTCGCTGATCTTCACATGCTTGACTCCGTAGCTGCTACAGACTTTATCCTTCGCCGCATTCCGCTGCCACCCTGGCCGGATGGCATCTGTTCGACGAGGACCCGATGAGCGATTGCGGCTGTCACCACGAGGCAAAGAACGCGCAGGAACGGCGTGTGCTGAAGATCGCCCTGGTGCTCAATGCCGTCATGGCGGTGATCGGCGGCCTTGCCGGCTGGATCGCCCAGTCGACTGGCCTGCTGGCCGACGCCCTGGACATGCTGTCCGACGCCACCGCCTACGCGATCGGCCTGGTGGCTATTGGGCGCACCGCCCGATTCAAGGCGAACGCGGCCTGGCTCAGTGGCAGCGTGCTGCTCGTGCTCGGTATCGGCGTTCTGGTGGAGGTAGGCCGGCGCGTCGTCTATGGTGCCGAGCCGCTCAGCGGCTGGATGATCGGCACGGCCCTGCTGTCGCTGGTGGTCAACGTCACCGTGTTGCGTCTGCTCGCTCCGCTGAAGGCCGGTGAAGTCCACCTGCGCGCCACGTGGTTGTTCACCCGTGCGGATGTCGTGGCCAACATCGGCGTCATCCTGGCCGGCGTATTGGTCCTCTGGCTGGCCACTCCGTACCCGGACTACGTCATCGGCACCTTGATTGGCTTGTACGTGATCAAGGAAGCCATCGAGATTCTCGGCGATGCCCACCGGGCCCGCGCCGCATCGAAGCCGCCCGCCGCATGACCTTGCACCGCGCCCGGTTCGCCCCCCATCGCTGGCTGATGCTGGCGATCCTGGCGCTGGGCTTGGTGGTGCAACCCATCCTGGGCTCGGTCAGTGAATTGCACGAACTGACCCATGACGTGGCCGGCACGCATGGCAGCGAGGAAACCCTGACCGCCGGTGAAGACGACACGGCCGGCGCCTTGCACGTGGTGCATCACTTCGCCCATTGCTGCGGCCACGCGGTGCCGACGGCCGCTGCGCCCGTGGTCTTCTCCCAAATCAGCCACATCGAACCCACGAGTCTGACGGCGTCGCGCCGTGTGCCCAGCGGGCGATGGCTCGCACCTTTCCGACCTCCGATCGCAGCCTGACGACTCGCCGGCGTTGTGCCGGGTCTCTGGCCCTTTCCGATTGGAGTGTTTCCATGTCTGTGCGACTTGCGGCGTTGGCCGCGCTGGTCGCTGTGTCCGCCATCGCATGGCCGGCGCACGCGGCTGATCGACTTTCCCTGGACGAGGCGTTTGCACGCGTCGCCCAGACCCATCCCGATCTGCGCCTCTTCGGAGCGCGGCAGGACATCCTGTCCGCCGACCTGGAGCGGGCGGCCCTACGGCCGGCGTGGGTCGCCGGCGCGAGCGTCGAGAACGCCTTCGGCACCGGCGAGGCCAGCGGCCTGGACGGCGCCGAGCTCACCCTGAGCCTGGCTTCGGTCCTGGAACGCGGCGGCAAGCTCGACGCCCGCCGTACGCTGGCACAAAGCCGCATCGACGCGCTCGCGGTCGAGCGCGAGGCACGGCGGCTCGATCTGCTGGCCGAAGTGGCACGTCGCTATCTGGCGATGGTGGCGGCGCAGCGGCAACGGGACATCGCCGAGCTTGATATCGCGCAACGGCAGCGCGCCGTCGCCGGAGCGCGGCATCGCCTGCAGGCCGGCGCGTCGCCCGAATCGGTCGTGCTCACCGCGCAGGCGGCCTTGGCGCGTGCGGAATTGGACCGCGCACGAGCCGAACAACGCTTCGCCGCGGCCCGGCAACACCTGGCGGCGTTATGGGGCGAGCGAGCACCGACATTCGACGTTGTAGCCGCCGATCCAACAGCGTTGCCCCAAGTCGCTTCGTTTGCCCAGCTCACCTCCACCCTGGAGCAGACACCGGAACTGGCCCAGTTCGTCGGCGAGCGCCGGATCCGTGAGGCGCGCCTGCAGCTCGCGCGTGCCGACGCCAAGGCTGACCTCGACTGGGAGGTGGGCGTGCGCCGCTTACAGGCGACCGACGACATGGCGCTGATTGGCAGTATCTCGATGCCGTTGGGTGCGAGCCGCCGGGCGCAGCCGGAGATCCGCGCGGCGGAGGCCGACCTGACTGCCTTGGAAATCGAACGCGAATCCAAGGGGCTGTCCCTGTATTCGACGTTAGCCGAAGCGCACGGGCGTTACTTGACGGCGCGGCTGGAGGTGGACCGGCTGCGCACCGACGTGCTGCCCAAGCTCGCCAAAGCAGAAGCTGCGGCGGAACGCGCCTACCGCGCCGGCGCCATCAGCTACCTGGAATGGGCGCAGCTGCAGTCGGAACGCACCGCAGCCCGCAAACAGCAACTCGACGCCGCGCTGGAAGCCCAGCGCGCCCTTATCGAAATCCAGCGCCTGACCGGTGCGCCGTTCGTGGCAGCACCGGCACAGGCGACGCAGGGAGGTACCCCATGAAGTGGACACACTGGATCAGCGCACTGACGCTGGCCGTTCTGTTGAGCGCATGCGGCGGCGCGAAGCCGTTCAACGAAACCGATCACGAAGAAGGCGAAGCACACGCCGCAGAGGAAGGCCACGAGGAGGCGCCCGACCGCACCACCATCCTTCCACGCCCAACCCTCGCCGGTTGGGCGTTTTCGTTTCCGGGTTCCCCGACACCGCGCGGGGTTCCGGGCCATTCTGCCTGCGCCGCACCCCACTGCCGGGGGCGCCTGAATGGGGCAGGTTCGACTCTGCTCCGCCCTCTCTTCTCTCGAAACCTGCGCCAACTTCTTGGCGCAAGCGCACGCAAGCGGCCTTGCGCCACCGTGACTTACACCTGCGTCACGCAGAGCAGTTGCCCATGGCGCTTGCTCGGGTGTCAGCCCGGTCGGTTCAACAGCGATCGGGGCCATTGCTGGAAGCTCATGCGGTCCAGCACCTGGTACTCGCAGTCCTCGTCGCTGAGGTTGTACAGCGACTGGATGAACAGCAGCCGCACCATCACCTCGGTGGGGTA